TTCATTAATCTAACGGCAGTAAGCGGAGATATTCAACTTGATACTCAAGGTGTACAGCTAACGTTGGATTCTAGTGCTGAAGCCGTCGGTATCAATAACATTTCCCCTGTTTACCCCTTGGACGTGAATGGTGACATCAATTTCACTGGCACCATTCGTAGTAGTGGAACTCCAGGTGTGTCAGTTACAATAGCTTATCAAAAGTATCCATCTGGAAACGGCACACTAGTTTTCACCAATGGTATTCTTACCAGTCATACATAACAATTAACCAAGCAAATACATGATCCCAATTCCCAATCCAATCAACGTACCAGCTACACCAGAACTGACTGCCGATAGTCTCTGGATAAGCTCTTTGACTATCTCAGCACCGACTACTACTGGCAAAATAGCTGTAAAGGCTATTCTAGTGCCTCAGGTCAGTTCTACAGGTACTTTATTACTGGAGAAATCCAAAGTACTTACCATCCCTGACTTGACTGCAGCTGGAGCAACTGATCCTAATATTACTGCAGCGATGACAGCCATTTATGCCGCTGTAAATAGTCAGGCGATCGCTAAGAAACTGTTTCCAGCCAGCTAAGCTACTTGAAAGGTCTAAGGGATATGAGTGATAATCAATCTGAAGAGGTAAAGATCGCCGTATTGGAGAGCAGAATGGAGCGCGTTGAAACTAGTCTAAGCGACTTGACTGCGATCAAATGTAACGTTGAACTGATTGCCAGCAAGCTGTCTAGTTTTGATCCATCTAGTATAGCTGCCAATAATGTCGTTCTTGCCCAACATACCTTAGATATTAAGGATCTGAAAGATGATGTGCGAGGCATTGGTAAGAAAGTATTGGTTTGGTCAGGAGCTATTGTAGTAATCGGCGTGATCATAACTTCACTACTAATGCCTTACTTAGCGGAACGTTTTGCCATTCAACATGCAGAACAGGCACAGACCGTGGAAGTACAACATCACTAAGCTTATATTGATATTTGGACTAGAATATGTCCAGCCTGCCCTACTTTAAGTTTGGTTCGTCTAATTTCTGCACATATTGCGGAGACAATGCCGAATCAATAGATCATATTATTGCCGTATCCAGCCAGACTATAAATAGAAAACGTGCTGATAAAACAATATATGGTCCAACTACTCATGCCTGCCAGACTTGCAATAGTAAGCTGAACAATAGACATTTTTACTCATTTCTCAAAAGATGTGAGTTTATGCACGATTACTATGATAACAAAGCCAAACCAATCAAATGGGATATTGCAGAACTGAGTAAATTGGATTATTCACTTAGAGGATATATCACGCAGCAAAATGCCAAAAGACAGTGGTTTAGGTGGAGGGCTGACTGGTTTCAAAGCCGGGAATTCTTTACTAACCTGGAGTTGATCAAGTTTGAACCGTGCCTTGATCCAACTAGTCCTAAGTTTAATCAGGAACTGTTTGTTTATTTTGACGATATCCTAAAAGTCAGCGCTTGTATTACGAAGTCTGACTCCTGGAATTGTTAAATTTTCATAGAGATAAAAAAGAAGGATCAAAATGCGTCCTAGAGGCTCCCAGGGGCCTTCTTGACCCCTTTAAATCGCTATGCTAGACTCTAGATACTATGAAATATATTCTACTCCCAATTCTGGCTGCGTTTACCTTGGTATTCGCAGGTTGCCAGTCGCTTGATACGCTCAACGCCAATACGCCGCATTTGAATCTCCAAGGTACCATTAATGGCCAGCCTTTCAGTCTAAGCAATCCCAAGGACACTATTTTGGACGGGTTGGACATTAGTGTGGCAACCAACGGTACGGCTAACATTCATATTGATCATCTTAGCACAACTGAGAATCCTACCAATATCGTCAATACTGGGACCGCCGAGGCTAATGTAGTGACCGCAACTGGAAATGCCATTGTGAACGCTTTGCAGGTTGCTGGAGCCGCAGCCATCCAAGGAGCCAGTGCAGCTGCTAAGTAAGCTTCCCGAGGCGATCTTGACGTATTCTGGTAGTTATGCTAATCTGATGGTGTAAGTCTGATGTGTCGTAAATAAGTTGTTGTTTGGACCTCCCTGGTTGTGCGGGGAGGTCTTTTTGCTGTCCGATGCTGTCCGGTGGTCAAACCGGACAGAATTCCGGTAAACCGGACAGCTTTACAGGGTTATTGATGTAACTCATTGATAATGTAGAGTTAAGATACTGTCCGGTTTACCGGAATTCTGTCCGGTTTGAACGTAAATCTGTCCGGTTTGACCACCGGACAGCCATGAAAACTTTTGTCGTAACTCGTTAATAATGTAGAGTTTATAACGCTGTCCGGTGGTCCGGTCACCTTATAAGGAGAAAGAACTAAGCTTGGTCCTTCGTACCAAGGTCCTTCGTCCGCACCTGGCTAGGCTGCGGTACGGACTCAGACCTGTAAGACCGGAATTTGATTAAAAGTTTAATAAACTAAATCAAACGAAAATTTGGCATTTCTTTGCACTAAATTACATTAATAATCAATGACTTAACTACATCTGATCATAATTTTCCACTTTTTTATTGTCATCCAGCATAAAATGTCCTAAGCTGATCTTGTAGTCAGGAGTGATTGCCTGGCTAGTAGAGAACAGTTTTGACAAGCGAAAGTAATTTTGAGTGGTTTAAGTGCGGAGCCTAATCTCCTCCGTTCTTCTGTCTTGTCTATTGTTCCGCCAGTTAATTCTGGTGTTTTAAATAAACTTAAACCACTCAATTAACCAATAAAGATTACAGATTATGAACAATACAATAACCACGGCACGCATTTTAAACGCGATGCTTACCAGTCAGTCCTTCCGTGCAATCGCCACCAATCTTGGAGTAAAGTCTTCAGACTTCATGATTAACAATACATTTGGTGACCAATTATACCAAACTATCGCCAATTATATAATAGCTCGTCCATTGGAATTTAACGAAGAACAACTTTTGTCCTATTTGGAGGCAAACGAGGGTAAAACCGCTCCAACTGAGGACTACTTTATAACTGCGCTTGCTAAACTTCATGGAGAAGATCCAATTCCTGTCAAAGACGAAACTTCTATGCTAAAGGATTGGATGCTCCGACAGCGCATTAACGGTGTCAAACATAAAACTGATGGTTTGCTATCTGTCGCCGATGAGTTATCCAGCTATTTGCAGATTCAAAAAGAACTTGAATCGACTGGAGAAAATATCGGTTTTAGAAAGAGCTGCATTAAGGATCTGCTCATCCGAAAAATCGATGTTGAACCTGCTATTATTCATGGGCTGATCAAGCGCAGTACTTTGTCATGTCTCGCCGCGCCAGCCAAAGCGTACAAGAGCTGGCATTTGATACGTCTGGCTCTCTGTGTGTCTCACGGCCTTGATTGGTTGGGACATAAATGTGAGAAGACCAAAACTCTATTAGTTAATACTGAGCTACTTGACGGTGAATTTGAAGAGCGTATCCAATTGGTGGCTAAGGAACTTGGAATCGTTCACATTGACTATGTGCACTTTTCAGTCATTCATACATTAGGTGCAAAAATGGGCGCCACCAATATGTTCGAAGCTCTGCGCAAGGAGATAATCGATAACCAATATAAGTTCGTATGTTTTGACAGCGTGTACCGCCTATATGGGATGGTCGACGGGTTGGAAGAGAATAGTAACGATACTATGCTTAAACTCGCCGAACCTTTTGAGGAACTTGCCAAAACCGGCAAGCTGGCAATCCTTATAGTCACCCACACAACCAAAGGTGATCAAACCGGCAAGCGCGCCGTAGAATTGTCATCCGGCGGTGGTTGGGGTCGCATTCTTAGAACTATGCTGGGAATCCGTATTGTTGACGAAGAGCAACATCGATTTGTGGTCGATATTGTCTGCAGTTATTATAAGCAAGTACATCCAATAGGTATTATTTGTGACGGACCCAGCCTGCTCGTGGACAATTCATACTCCAAGGAAGAGCTAAATCCTAATTGCCAATATTCAAACCAGGAAATGCTCTCCCAATTCACCAGCACACCTGAATCTGCTTCGATAATATATAAAAGAGCCTTAGGCAACCTCGGCATAGGTAGAAGCGCCTTCTATGCCAGATTGAAATCAATCCCAGGAATATCCCAGCCTTCCCCTGGATTGTACTGCTTGGCTGACAACCAAACCAAATAATCATATGTTACTTTCCGAATTTCTGATTAGCTCTTCATTATATCATCGCGGTGGTATCTATATAATCACGTGCACCGCTACCAACCTTAAGTATGTTGGTTCAGCCGGGGAATTCAAACCCAGGTTAAGGAGCCATTTGAGAGATTTGCAACAGGGAAAGCACACCAACCTGGCTATGCAGGATGATTTTAAGAAGTATGGCGAACAATCATTCGCTATCCATTTTGTAAAGATTGTCTCCTGGAACTATCCTAGGCAGCAATTGTATGCTGACGAACAGCTATACCTGGATACCATAAAGACATTCGATGGATACTACAACAAGTCATTCAAATGCAAAGCCATTGAAAAGGTGAATTCATTGCCTGATAAAGTAAAGGAGTTCGTAAGAAAGCACATTGATCCGTATCTTTGCGCACGTATGACATTTGACACGTTTGACAATACAACTGTCGTATCTTATGCATTTCAAGATATGATGATGCGCTATCATACAATCAAACACTAATCATACAATCAAACCAAATAATCATATGAGCAAGCCGTCAAACCCCAACTACAATACGGAATACTACCGTAATAATCGTGATAAGCTTAATCAACTTAGAAAGACTCCTGCCTATAAACTTAGGATCAAGGAGGCTACCCTAAGGCGAAAGTATGGCATCGGCTTGTCCGACTATCAAAGGATGTTTACAAAGCAAGCTGGCTGCTGTCATATCTGCAAGCAGCACCAATCGGCCTTTCCTTATGATCTGTGTGTCGAGCATAGGCATTCCGACGGCAAGATCAGAGGATTGACCTGCCGACGTTGCAATACCATTCTGGCTATGCTTAATGATGATCCAAACATGGCCTTAAGCTGCCACCAATACTTAACCAAGGACTGATATGCTCTCCGACCTGATATACACTTTTGATGACCGAATCATTGAAATACATAATGAGTACTCCAGAAAAATTGAACCAGATCTGTAAGTTGTTGATAATGAATATAATCTAACTTCATTATTTCCTGGATCCAAGCCGGACAAACTGTTAAGATTAAGACAGATAGTCAAACAACACAACAACTTATGACCGACACACAACAATTGGACGCAGTAGTAGCAGAATACATTTCCCTCTTCAAGGATTCCACACCTAACGATTCCGTCATTCAAGCCTATGTTAGCAAGTTCAAGTCAATATTGAATCCTGCCAAGACTAAGGAAGAATAGGAAGAATTGGATGAATTAACCGCAAATGCCATCTACGCTGCTTCACTCCTAGACAATACTATGACTGAAACTGAAGCATTAGCCAGCATCAAGTCCAACAAGAACAAACAACCCCGTCTTAAGCGATAACCATATGAACAAAACCTTCACCCAATCCCCGCCTGACCGCAAACTGGCCAGCACTGAACAACAGAAGGAAGAGAACTGGCAAATGAAGTATCTGCGAGCTACGGATCGACTCATTAACTTGCTGGAAGAGAATACCGAACTCAAAAAGCTCGCCAATCTTAATAACAAGGATCTAAATGTCTAATTTTATTAACGAAGACAAAATCATCACGGCACAAAAAGCAAAACTATTAGGCATGTTACCCCTTAGCATCCCAATTGAAAGCCCAAGAGAGTACTGGATCTTGAGCAATATGATCAAAGATCTGGAACGAGGTGGAATTGCCTGGTGCTTTGTGCAGGAAAAGTACAATAGTTCGACTGGAATTTCCCTTTGGCGTGCTACCTCCAACCATAAACTTAAGTAATATGACCCAATTAATCACCAACACCAACGTAATCCTGGCGCATAAGATTGATACCTCGGAACAGAAGATCGGCGCTATTATCTTGTCCACTAGCAAAGATACGATTCAATTCCAACCAGTTATCCTGCCTAGTGATCTTAAACTGGATATCAAGACTACTGACCGACTGATTGCTGCCGATACTATTCCTATCTATATTGATGGTACTGAGTATCATATCGTCAAGGAAGATAAAATCCTGGTAGTCATCCGCAAGTAAATCTATGGAAAACCTAGTATCATTGAATACTGCCAAGCAAAAGATACTTATCTTTAGTGATCCTCCCTTTAGTACTAGCGGAGTATCAGGTGAATGCCAGCATATCTGTGTTGATTTACTAAAGAACAATTATGAAGTAGTGGTATTGGCTACCGTCAATTCCCCTCGCGAACGTCCATTGCCTAAGATAGAGACAGTTACCACGCCTTATGGCCCGGTTAAGATCATTCCGGCGCATGATTTCAATGATATGGACTCTTTCATGAAGGCGATGGCAATGGAACAGCCTAAATGCTTGCTCTTGTTCCAGGATCCTCACTTCTTTGATGCGGTCTTTCAATCAGCCCAAATGATCCGTCAGAAGTGCCCGATTGTGTTTTTTCATGTCTGGGATACTGAACTATCGCCACATCCAGACGGTCGCTATCATTGGAATCTGCCGATCTATGAATCTTGTGATGGAATTGGAACTATCTCCAAGCAAACCCAATGGTTTGTAACTAACGCCTTGACCAAATCAAAGTATGGTAAGCAGCCAATAGTGCAGTATTGTGGTCATGGTCGTGATCCGGAAGTGTTCAAACCTATCCCGGATAGTGATGTTAAGCCGGTTAAGGATCAATTGTTCGGCAATAAGGACTATAATTTCGTAGCCTTGGTTAATAATCGTAATCAATGGCGCAAGAAACTGCCTGATACCATCATGGCCTGGCGATTGTTCAATGAATCATTGCCTAAGGTTGAATCAGACAAGACTTTGCTATTGTTACATACCGAACCAGCTACAGTAGCCGGAACTGATCTGGATCATGTCATCCGTGCTCTGGCACCTAATTGTAATATTCGCATCAGTCATCAGAAGTGCAATGAAGATACGATTAATCGTATGTATAACTGTGCTGATGTAGTGGTTAACGTAGCTAACTCGGAAGGATTCGGGCTGACTACTCATGAAGCTAGTCTAGCCGGCATTCCGCTGATTGCCAATTGCGTCGGTGGTTTAAGAGATCAGCTAGGCTATGATGACGAATGGACAGAAGCTAACTTCAACGAATCAAAGCATAAGCGTCATGGTGAATGGGTATATCCTTTGTTTGGACAGCGTACTATCATAGGTTGTCCACAAACACCCTATCTATATGAATACGCCGCCAGTATTGATGACACAGCCAACGCTTTCAAATACTGGTACAATGTGTCTCCGGAAGAACGCAAACGCCGAGGCTTGAAAGGACGCCAATGGTGCCTAGACCAAGGACTGACAGCGGATGGCTTTAGCAGCCGTCTAACCAGCCTAGTCAAAGATGTGATTGCCGGCTTTAAACCAACGCCGATGTTTGATGTATACCCTGCTTAAGTTATGAATAATAATCTGAAATTCAACACTCTATATTCAGCTCCCGTCCTGAATTCGTCGGGATATGGCGTAGCTTCCGATCTGATCTGGTACGGTCTTAGCACTTATCCTAAGATTAACCTGCTAACTGCTCCATTAATATGGGGTGGCAATGCACCTAAGTATCATCGTGGAAAATGGGATCAAGCCATCCGTGATAACTTTCCCAAGACGAACCAGATTCCTCCGCCACACTTGTTCATCAGTCATACATTGCCTCATATGTCCAAGCCATCCGGGTCAATCCATAATATTTCAATCAATGCCGGAGTTGAAGTGGTAGAAGTACCGACTCAGATTGCCGAAGCCTTTGACCGCTTTGATACTTGCCTGGTATGCTCTAATCATACCAAACAAGGTTATCTCAATTCCAAGTTTAAGATGACCAAGGAAATCCAAGTGTTACCTTGGAGTACGGATACTGACATATACCGTCCAGATGCGCCCGAAGATGCCTCAATCAATGAAACGATGGCTAAGATCAAAGAAACCGAGGCATTTCTGTTCGTCGGTCAGGCTGGCGGTGGAGGTCCTGATCGTAAAGACTTGGAAGGATTGGTCACTACGTTCTGCAATACATTCAAAGGTAAAGCCAAACAACCGGCACTTATCCTTAAGATTCATGGCATTAACTATAGCAAGCATGACCGCAATGCTTGCATAGAGATAGTCGAGGCGATCAAAGCCACGGTTCCTGACAATGATACTCCGGTCTATGTATTCCATGGTGAGCTGACCGAATCACAGATGGCAGCCTTATATACTCATCCTAAGATCATCGGGAATGCAAGTTTCACTCATGGTGAGGGGTTTGGCCTGCCTCTACTCGAAGCCAGCTGTACCGGCAAACCTATCCTAGTCAGCAATTGGAGCGGTCATCTGGATTTCCTAGATAAAGACCATACCATCCTGTTGCCTGGTGAAGTAAAGCCAGTGGAATCCAGACATATAACCGAATATGTGCCACCTAATTCACAGTGGTTCTTTGTCGATTACGCGCAGGCATCCAAAATCATGCTGGATTTCTACAATAGCGATCGTACCGAAGCTAATCAAAAGGCCCTGGAACTGGCTGAAATCAACCGTCATAAGTATAGCCTGGATATGTTTAAGAAGCGTTTGCATGGAATTCTGGACAAAGCCTTGCTATGACCAAACCTAACCTGCCATCAGTAACCTTATGCATGGTCAACTGTGCATCAGACGCGCAGTTTGGTGTCAAAGTATTGGAATATTGCAATAGCCTGGTTGACTTTAAGGAAACTCTATTCGTTTCCAACAACACTAGCCTGACTATTCCGGCTGACTATCGCTTCGTTAAAGTGGAAAATAGCGGATTGGCTTATTACCAACACTATGTAATAAACGAGATATACAAACATATCAATACTTCACACGTATTGATTGTTCAAACGGATGGATTCATCACTAATCCTGACAAATGGACTGATGCATTCCTAAACTACGATTACATTGGCGCACCTTGGACACCTTATCCTCCTCATTGGTGCTATCGTCCTTATCATGGGTTTGCCAGGATAGGTAATGGAGGATTTAGCCTAAGGAGTCAGAAATTGCTAAGATTGGGAGCACAGACCGGATATATGGTGCAAGAACCGGAGGATGTCTGGTTATCGTTGATCGTTAAACCACAATTGGAGTTAAATGGCATCAAATTCCCGGATCTTAAGATAGCTGCCCAGTTCTCTTATGAAGGCGACATCCCGGAATACCCAGGACGAGACTTTAAGGATACGTTTGGCTGGCATGGTAAGTTTAATGACCGCCAGCGAGAAATCATCAACCAATTGCAGTCAGGAACGTTAAAACCATTCACCGCATGAACAACCCGACGATTACTCATATCATCTGTACTCATGGCGAACCTCAGGTGTTCGAACTGATTGATCTGCTCAAATCATACAAACATAGCCAGGATAAGATCTGGATCCTTAATGACCCGACTACACCTGAATATGAAAAGCAGTTGAAAGCCCAGGGAGTCAACGTAGTCAATCATATATTAAACAAAGACTATGGCGAACACCGTAACTATATATTGGAGCGTGTGAAAACCGACTACTTCTGGTTTCATGACGCTGATGAACAACCGACGCTGAAACTGCTCAAAGGAATCAAGGAAATCATCACTAACACCCATAAGCCAGATGTAATCTGGTTGCCAAGAAAGAACATATTTAGCGGATTCAAGCCTATTGATGCCTTGATGTATGGTTGGACAGTCAAAGATGGGCTGATCAATTATCCTGATTACCAAGGCAGGATAGGGAGAGTACGCCGTGACATCAGATATTCCGGAGTGTTACATGAACAGATCAAGACCGATCCTAAGCTGCATAATGTCATTCATTTGCCGATGTACCAGGATAACGATATTATCCATGTCAAATCCATGACCAAGCAACACCAGGATAATGCCCGCTATCTTAAGGATTACACGCCAGAACAGAACCGAGGACAACATTGACCTATGAAGATATACTATCGCATTAGCAATCAAGGATACTCCAAGATCAAGCCATCCTATATCACTAAGATCAATTGCCTGACTAACTTCCTGGCTCGCTTTCAAGGTCATGATATTACAGTAGTCGGTGATAATCTTACTGATCCTGAGTTACTTAAACATATCCTTAACATTCCAACGATCAAATTTGCCCAGACTAGCCTAGGGAATGCCGGCAGCTTTCTCCATGTATTAGACCTGGCTTTGCAACTATCGGATAACGAGATCGTCTACTTTGTGGAGGATGATTACTTGCATAAAGCCAACTCACCTGGTTTGATCGAAGAAGCGTTGGGAATGGGAGCCGGCTTTGTATCATTATATGATCATCCGGACAAGTATATGAATAACATTGAGACTACGCAGCTATATATGGGTAAATCAACCCATTGGCGCATAGCTTCTTCCACCACCATGACCTTCGCAGCCAAAGTCAGTACTTTGAAATCAGCTGAAAGTGTGATAAGATCAGAGATAGTGAACAACCAACATCCGAATGACTTCATGATGTTTATGAAGCTAAGACAGTCTGGCTATATATTGGTTACTCCGGTACCAGGCTATGCAACCCATGGAGAAACCCAATGGCTAACCCCTTTGACTGATTGGGAAGCCGAAGCTATGAAAACTATAGATACGGTACAAACTTAAGGATATGTTTAATAAAAAGCAGTTTATGAATAGCAAAGAGATGCAAGAAATATTCCCGGAGAAAGAGCATCGTGAACAGGAATATGCCAGACTGAAAGCCAAACTGCCATGGATCAAACAATATCTTAAGACAATCAAGCCTAAGAAGTAATCATATGCCATCACCAAACACTTATAATTGTCCAGTCTGTGGTAAATCTATCACATACTACAGAATATGATAGACTATTTAAACAAGTTTAAGACAAAGGAATCCAATGAGCGAACAACCCAACCAGATTGAACCGGCAATCACTTTGGATATAGCTTGTCCGAACTGTGACATGAAACATAAGATAACTATAGGATCAGAACCATTGGATACCCTCTATAACCAATGTAGTTTCTGTAACACTCTCTACCGTTATACTAAGGATGAGTGTCGTATTATCATCCCAGCTGAACGACAACATTATCTTACAGTCAGACTAGTTACTGATGATCAATCAGTCTAATACTAGCCTATCTTATACTAGTTTAGACCATCCAAATACTAACATAAATCAAGATATGTCTAAGTTGTTTATAATAAATAAATTAGGGAGTCTCCTTGAAAAAAATGACTAAAACTAGGTCCAGGTTGGCAAGTGCTCTTTCAGATCGCTAATGGAAAAACCAATGAATAATGATACTATATCCCCTATACAGCATATAGGAACGGAATCCAATCCTAACTTAGCCGAAGCTGCGCCTAAACCTAAGAACAAGGGTGGGCGACCAATCACTGACAAGCGTAAGAAGTACCTGTCATTGAAACAGGCTAGCCAACATCTAAATATACCGGTGGATCATCTGAAAGCAGTCAAGATACTGTTTCCAGATGGTTTCAAGGTTAATACAGTCATAGCCGATAAGGTAAAGGAGTTCTATGACGCCAATAAGGATAAAGTCATCGAACTAGCTTCCAAAGGTGATAACTTTGACGAGCTTAAGAGAATTAAGCTTCAGAATGACATTACTTTACAGAAGCTGGAGATAGCCGAACTGCAAGGACAAATGGTTAGTTTGGAAGAACTTGAACAGTTTCTTGGCAAGTTAGGATCATCAGTCGGTAACCTATTGATGAGCAAACTAGTCAATGAGCTGCCCGATCGTATCAATAGAGTAGATGGCACCCAACGTATAGTAATGTGTAAAACTCTCTATAATGAGATTGTAGATAAGCTGCAGAATGATATAGATAAGTGGTTTAAGGAGCACAAACATAAGGATATCCGTGAATCCAAATAAGCTAGTCCAGGCATTTAGCAAAGGTTTCCAGAAGGTATTCCAAGGCAATCTATGGCAATGGTGTGAACAGAACCTGACTTTGCCGGTAGGAGCATATGCCATAACCGGACCGTTCAATACACAAATCAGCCCATATCTTAACAAACCAATGGAAGATATGACTGATCCGGCTATTCGACAGGTTAACATCGCCAGCAGTACTCAAACCGGTAAGAGTCTGATCCAGGAAGTATTAGCTCCATATATAGTACTGCAAGATCCATCCCCGGTATTAAGAGTATTTCCAACTGATGTAATGGCCAGCACCTGTATGAATACTCGTATCCTGCCATTGCTAAGAACCAATGCCAATACTAACAATTTGCTTAACTTAGCCAAGTACAATGGCAAAACCGGGGTATTAAACCTAGGAAACCAGTTTATCAAAGCATGCGGTACGTCAGAGAATAATCTGCATAGTTTAAGCATTAAGACTGCTATCCTAGACGAAGTATGGCTATATGATGATGCCAATGTAGTCGACAAGGTCCGTTCCCGTCTAAGCGCCTTTGAGAATAGCAGCAAACTGATCTTAACTAGCCAGCCAGACACCGAAGGCAGTCAGCTTCATAAGGAATACATGAAAGGAAATGTATATCACTATGGCTGGACTTGTCCTAGTTGTAAGAAACTGCAACCATATGAATTCCAAGGTACGAAGGATGGCAAGCACTATGGATTGGTCTGGACTCCTCAAAATGAAGAAAAGACCCTGACTCCTGATGAACGTACGGATAATACCAGAATGGTTTGCCAGCATTGTTTTCATGAAGTGACTGATACTGAAGATAACCGCATAGCCATGGTTCAAAATGGTGCCTATATCCAGATCAAGACCGGAGATCGTACTATCAATAGCTATAGTTGGCCGACTTATGTTAATAAAGACATAACCTACAAGAAGATCGCCATGCAATACTTCAAAGCCAAGGAAGTATATGATAAGACTGGCATTGATAACGATATGAAGCTGTTTCGTAATCAAAAGCTAGCCCAGTTCTGGAAGATTGGCGAACAGATTACCGCACCCAAGCTATTGCAAGATACCAGTTTGGGATCGGAAGAATGGCTGGACGAGACACATCGATTCCTGACTGTCGACGTACAAGCCGGTCATATGTATTGGTTAGTCACCGCTTGGAGTAACAAAGTATCCGAAGCTAGACTAGTTGATTGGGGTGTCTGTGTCGGATTTGATGAACTAGTCAATATCCGTAAGAAATACAATGTAAGTCCGATTAGCGTCGGTATTGATTCAGGTACGGATACAGTGGCATTATACAAAGAATCTATCTTACGCGGAGAGAAGTTCAAACGCCGTGATAATAGGGAGATCTGGGCTACTTGGATATGTTTGAAAGGCGATGGTGGGCATATTACACCTAGGGTTGATTATCTTCATCCAGACGGTCAAAGACGCTATTATGGGGTAGAATCACGTCCAGATCCGCAATGGCCGGCTGGAAGTCCCTGGGCCAAGCATCGAGCCACCCACTATGTCTGGAGTAACCTGTCAATCAAAACTGTCCTATCCAGTATGATCGCCGGCAAATTACCGTTTAATTTCCGATTCAATAAAAGAGCCGATGAGACTTTTACTGCCCATATGGATAGCGAACGATTGGATCCTAAGACCGGACGCTATAAGCCTAAGACCGAATCCACTCCTAACCATTTATGGGACTGTATGTGTATGGCGTTAGTCATGGCATTAATGGCCCGTTGTTTCATCCCGGAAGCGACCATTGGCGAAGATGAAGCCATCAAACAAGCCAAGGCCGTGCTAAACCAGGAGCCGGCTGCTTTACAAACCAACCCAACCTGATATACTATACATATGACCAAGAAACTTACTTCATCTCCCATAGGTGAAAAGAGCTATGACCGTGCCCCTGCTGTCGTCCATTCCAATGATATGGCCATTGTTGCCGATGTCATTGAGAAGCGTCGATTCTCCGAATTGCGTGTCAAAGGCGGCAAAGGGAGCAAACGTAGACAAGAAGATACTAGAGCCGTCCGTCATAATTGGGATCATATACGTTGGAAATAATATACTATGAGTGACACCTATTTTGGCGGTTATCTTGACGTAATGATCGATTCTGAGGCCGATGTGCTGGCGATCCGTGCTAAGGCCATGGAAAACTATCGCAAAGGTGTGCTTACTCTTGAATGGTCTGGAGAGGGCACTGAAGGTAAGCGTGAGTTTGTTGCTCCAGTTCAAGATATCCTACGTGAAACTAGACTATTTCTAAAGACCAAAAATCCAGGACGTTATGGTTCTATCGTTCGCCAGAGCCAGGTACTCCGACTAGCCTAATACTATGCTAAAGAACAAATTACTTAATGAACACGGAAAGCCGCTTAACATTGCACCTAGTGTTAAGAAGCAAGGGTTTGCTCAATTTAGCTCTATCTATGAATACCCTAATCAGCAACGCTACAGAAGCCGATTTTATGTCAATCAAGATTCCGAGCTAGGCGCATCCAATCTTACCCGTGATTTCATCTGTCGTTGGTCTAGGGAGTTATGTGCCCAAACCGGTTGGGTCTATTCCGCCATTCGAATGCTAGCTTTGTATAGTGTCGGATCAGCTTATCTTCCTCAGTATCAGGGAAACAACAAGGAATGGGGCAAGCTGGCTACTACTTGGCTAACCAATGAGTTCTATCCTAACTGCAACAAACGCGGTCCTACTTTCGATTTTACAACCACAATGTTCGTTGCCAGCATGATGTTGGATCAGGACGGTGATATGCTTTGTATCTATGGTGAAGATGAATCCGGTAATCCTAAGATTCAGATCGTCCCCAGTCATCGTATCAGCAGTCGCAATTCCAAGAACCAGCAGGATACTTTCTTTGTCACACCTAGTTCGGAAAACACTCCTACTGCCGGACCATTGCCGAATACCATAGTCAGTGATGGTGTAGTATATGATTACCAAGGCGGACCAGTAGGATATAATGTCATGAATCCTAATAACATGGTGAATTCATTGCTCGGTAATCAAGGTAACCAGTTTTTCTCCACCAAGGACGCCCAACTAATCTATGATCCTCGTTTCTTTGATCGTGGCCGTGGATTCCCCAGCATAAGCTCGGCAGTATTGACCGGTCTTAGCTTGCAAGAAATCCAGGACTATATGGTGGAGAAGCTCAAGATCGAATCCATGGTAGCCTTGGTCGAAAAGACTCCCAACGGTGAAGGACCGTTGGAAGATAATAATTCCTATGCTTCGATGTTGGCCGAAAGCAATGATATCGGACTTTATCCCGGTATTGCCAACGGAGCACAATCAGCGACCAAAGGTCTTAAGATTGTCACCGGTCCGACGATCAAATATGTGAATGCATCCGGTGGTGATATCAAAAGCCTGGCCAGCAATACTCCTGCCGGTGAAACCCAGGAATATATCACTAGACTTGAATCTCATGTATTGCAAGCCATCGGGGTTCCTCATCCATTGCTATTCAGCCCGGAGAAGATCAGCGGCCGTATGAGTGATGGAGTTGGCAAGCTATTCAACAGTTCGATCAATTACCGCCAGAAGATCCTCGATAAGTGGGCTGCTTTCATCTGTTCTTGGGCCGTGGCAAAAGCAATCAAGAATGGAGATCTGCCTCCTAATGATGAAGAAAGCCTATATGGACTGTTCACTTTTACCCATCCAGCCGCCTTTACCCTTAATGATGGTTATGATCGCCAATCTGATGTATCCGACTATCAAGCCGGTCTGAAATCATTGACTGAGATCCTATCCAAACGAAATAAGAATATCGTCGATTTCATGAAAGAAATTGAAGATGAAAAGACATTATTCTTTCAAACTGCCCAAAACATAGCCAAGGCAACCGATACTGATATTAAACTAGTCATCAACAGTTTGCGTGAAGATCTGGCCATGGATAAGATACCTTACGATGAAGGTACTGGACTTACTGACAAGGAAAACCTATGAATATGACCAATCTGCAATCCAAGCTGCAAGGCAAATGGATGATTTCCACTGCCGGTTTTCGCAGTCTGTATAATTCGATCGGACAGCTTAGCGAGATAAACTATGGCGGCCTTAAAGGGCTTATCTATGGCAATTCAATCGTAACCAAAGCACTTGGTACTAACACTAATAATGATATACCATCTGTAGAAACCGGAGATATTGCATTGCTTAACATATGCGGCATCATGGTCAAAGGCGCCGGTGAAGATGAAGAAGAGATGCTAGGCTTGGTCAACATAGATAGAATCTCCCAGTCTTTGGATGTATTGGCAGCCGATCCATCAGTATCTTGCATTATCATCAATTTCTCTTCCCCTGGTGGCGAGACTACCGGTATTCATGAATTAGGCAATAAGATCCGTAACATCGACAAAACAATCAAACCGGTCTATGCCTGGACTGAGACGCAATGTGCTTCAGCGGCATATTGGCTGGCTTCGCAATGTCGAGCCATCGGTATGACGTTATCGGCATCAATCGGCAATGTAGGCGTATACTTGCTTTTACCTGATGAATCGGTTAAACTAGAGAATGAAGGGATTAAAATCAATTCCATCTATTCCGGCAAGTTCAAGTTAATGGGTCACCGTCATATGAGCCTGACCGATGAAGAACGAGCTATTTTACAGGCAGACGTAACGAAACAGCAGCAGGCATTCAAAGATGTAATCAAAGCCAACCGTCCTGAAGTAAAGGAGGAATCATTAGAAGGCCTATCCTATGAAGGTAGCCAGGCTTTTGAGCTAGGTTTGGTGGATGCAGTAACTGAAAATGTCGTTGAGTTCATCAATTCCCTGTAAACGCAGCAAACAATTTAACAATTAGCAAACCAATCTATGAAGAACGTATTCGTCACCAAACTAGTCAGTCCCAATCTCAAAGCCAAGGCCCAAGGTACCTATGATGGTACTTATGGCAAGGCTGAGGATGACGCTAAGAAAGTGGAAACCTCCGTTGTCGATGGCGTAAAAGCTGAAGACAAAGAACCTAAGAAAGAAGAGACATCCGTAGTCGACGCTGTTAAGGCGGAAGCTATTGTGAAGGACTCCAATGTCGGCGGTAACAAGCCTGACACCGGCAAGGATGAAGTCCATGACCAGGTATCTTGTTCGCATTGTGCCGGCACTGGTAAAGTAGCCAAGGGCAAAGCTGAAGCAGAAGAGCCTAAGAAAGAAGAGACATCGGTAGTGGATGCCGTCAAAGCCGAGGACGCAGAGCCTAAGAAAGAACAAGGCACTGGTGGAACCTATGATGGTACTTATGGCAAGGCTGAAGACAAGAAAGACGACAAGGAAGAGGACGAAACTCCGGCTAAGAAAGCTGCCCGCATTCTCAATAGCAAAGTATCTCTCGACCAGCTGTTAGGCCGCAAAGAGATTCCCAAGTCTAAGTGGGAGAAGAACATGACTTCAATTATCAACGAGTTGCAGTCCCATCCTTTGCTTAACGGCAAACAGCTGGCCACCTCGGTTGAATTGCCTGCCAAAAAGGCTGGCGCTGGCATTCCATTGCCTTCCAATATCAAAATCTAATCAATATGTTGTTTTCTAGTAAAGACAGCAAAGCACTCGAAGCTCTGCAGAACACTCATAATGCTCTGCAGAACGAAGTGTCATTGCTTAAAAATGAAAACGCCAATTACCGTCAGACCATTTCAGCCTTCGTCGGAGTCAAATCCGGTTATGAGCATCAGTTGGCTGCTATGGAAAAGAAACATAGCCAGGATGTACTGGCGTTGAAAAACGAACTGGAACAGGAACGCAAATCAGTCAATCGCAAGGTTAACAAAGCCTTGGCTGACATCGGGGTGAAGCAATTCGCACCGGAAGAGATCGGACGTTCCAATTCAGACAGTTCTCCATCCGGGATCTATTCCAAGTTCATGAGTCTTAGCGGTGCGGAAAAGGATACATTCTTCCGTGCCAATGAAAAAGTCATTACCGGCTTCGTCAAAGGAGCCGTCTAATTTAGTACAACTCAGCAAAGGGCTGCGTTGACAGAGTAATCTGGTTACCGACGGTCAAAAGAATAAAGATCGTACCACAATTTAACCAACGTCTAATCTAACATTAGGCAAAACAAAGGATAATTATATGGCAAATTCACTAAATGGTTTTCTTGAAGTATATGCTTACAAGACCATTCCAGCCTTCATGGCTAACATGCCGCCCCGCGACATGTATACCGAGGACTTCGACTCCTCAATCGCACAGCAAGGAACAGCGGTAATCACCCGTATTCCGACCACTGTGTTCGGAAGCTCTCTCAACAACCTCGATAGCGGTTGGGAAAGCCAGAATGCAACCAGCTCGGCCGTGACTGTCAACTTGGCTACCTCAGGTGGTGACCATAAGTTTACAACTACGCAATGGGCAACCATTGGCGAGCAGCAACTGTTCAATACCTTCGGTGGTATGCTCAGTGCCCGCGTAGCCAACGGTATTACCATCAGTTTGATGAACAACGTTACTACGGCTTCGTTTGCCAATGTAGTGACTGTCAATAGCTCCAGCCTGTTCAGTTTCACCGGTTCGAACAGCTTGCAATCCGTTGCAACTAGCCTGTCAAACCTGGAAATTCCCCAGGGTAATCGCTATGTTGTGATCAATCCGAATGCTTATCAGAACTTGACCTCACAGCTCTATCAGCAATACGTCTATGGCGATCAGTCAATCGTTCGCTATAACGGTTATCAGAAGGCTGACGGTACCATCATCAACAGCGCCAACCCTGGTCTGTATATGGCTGGTTTCAATGCCTTCCCTTACGCCCGTATTGGTGCCAATGGTTCGCTCCCATATGGTGGTGGCAAGGTTGCTGCTAATGGCGGTCTGTTTGGTTTCGCCGGTCACAAGTCAGGTCTGGCCTTCGCTGCTCGTACTCCGATCACCCAGGACATTCCTTTGATGGAAACCTATAACTATACCGATCCGACCTCCGGATTCCCGGTTCAGTTCATCCTCGCCTTTGATACGGCTGCTCCGGCAATCCGTCTCGGCGTGTATTCGCTGTTCGGTTCCGCTGTCGGTAACACTAACGCCATTGTGCCTCTGATCTCCGCATCAGGTGTATAATAGTTAGCTAATTCACAACCCCTGGTCTTCATCGGCCAGGGGTTCTTTTTTGGTAAAATTGACACTGATACACAACTGCTATATACTATTGGTATGACACTGAATGAATACCAGCAGATAAAAGTCGAGGATTTGAGCCTGATTGAATGTCAAATGGGCAATCCGACCTTTACCTGGAATAGTAACACTTATAATTTCATTCCCAGCATGACCACCTATGCCCGTCAATTGGAGACTGGTGGTTTTCAACTGGAGCAAGGTATCAAAGCTACCGTAAGAACAGTGAATACGGATGGTAGCTATGTATTTCCCTTGAATGTATTGCCACAACCTCAGCAAAAGATCACCTATAGTATTGATGGCAAACAATATCGTATTGATACGGTTGAAGCTGATCCGGTTAATGTAAGTTTCCGTATGACCGGAGTTTGTGTACAGAGAGGCATTTAAGCTATGTCATCATTGTTCAATGTCAGAGTTTCTGATAATCAGAAGGAATTTGACAAGGTTTTTGCCGAGTATATGACCTGGCAAAAGAAGCAGCCTAGTGAAATCATCAACGGTAAGCTATATTTCGTAGCTTTGCAGGCGATGGGACAAACCAAGACTGCTACCAAGGACGGCATTAGAAACAAACTGATGCAACCGGCCAGGATAACCAAGAACGTACCTTTGGCTGCGATCCTGGTGAATAGCAAGCTAGGCAAGGCTGGTAAGAAGGGATTAACCGGTGTAAAGATGGCCAAGGCGGTTGATAAGCTGGTTCGAGCCCAGCAAAGCCGCACTCAATTTCTCAGATCAGGATGGATTCCGGCTCTGAAAACTTTGGATTATTGGAACAAGCGCAATTCTGATAATCTTAAATTCGTAAAACGATTTGCCCCGAAGAAACCCATGGGCGTCAAGGAATATGGCAAACCAAAAGGATATTGTATTTATGCCAAGCCGGACCGAGTCAAAACCTGGGGTGAAATAGGAAATACAGTCGGATCGGGCAAACAGGATACCAAGACTGTTCATCCATTGCTAAAACAAGGCCTGGATAAAGGTATCGCATTGGAAACAGCCAGTATGCGAACTTACATAACCCGTAAGTTTAACGAAGAATTTGAAAGAATCAACAAGCGCCAAACCTAAGGATAATCATGCAAGTCAATATCGCCGGAACTCTGACAATAACAAACTATAGCCAACGTTCAATCGTTACCTTGAATGATGCGCCAACTATCAGCGGTAGCGGGGCAGTCACGGCTACCATTAACCTGGTGACCGGATCATGGACGCTTTTGCCGCAAGGTACCAATATTGACTTCCGACTAGGTACATTCAGTAATAATGATTTGACCAGTTCAGTATATATTGCACTGAATCAGACGGCCAGCTATGCATCACTATTACAACCTGGTGACAATGCTTTGCTTACTTATAGTGGAAGCGCCAATGTCTATGCCAAGGCAGTCGGAGCACATTCTCCTGTATCTTTAAGTTATTCTTTGGTAAGCTATCTATAAGTAATCCATATGCCTATCTTGGCACCATCATATTGTCTGGAAACCAGCATTGCCAGCTATCTGACTAGTTGCAAAACTAACACAGCTAGCATGCTCTATACCGGATCATATACGTGTTTTACCGGCGTATCCAATCAAGATCTGAATACGGCACCGATTATCGTAGTATCGGCTGACCAGGCTAATGAAATAATTCCATTCAGCCGAGTCTACGAGTTCAATGTAACCGTATTCGTGAAAGAAATGGCTGCCGATACTACTAGTTTAGGCACTTTGGCTGAAAATGTATTCAATGAATTCGTTGATACTGACCGAGCCAAGGCTAATTTTACCAACCCGGCTTACAATATCAGCATATGCCAGGTGCAGACATTGGACATGAAACATGCTACCAATGAAGATACGTTGATAAATGAGATCACCCTTCGCATGATCGGTGCCTTAATACCATCAGCCTGAGTTATGCCTACTAGAGAACAATATCAAAAGGTCAAACTTAATCCTGATTTTGCCAAGAAACATGCCGCCTATGATAAGAAATGGACTGATGAAAATAAAGACAGAGTCCGAGCAATTGAAGCCAAAGGTTACGCTAAGAATAGAATTGGCAGATTGGCAAAAATGAAGAACTATGTTACCCTTAATAAAGACAAGATAATAGACTATAAGCTTAAATATGGCTATGGTTTATCTTTGGAAGATTATAATGCTATGTTTGCCGCACAAGAAGGAAAATGCGCAGTATGTAATAAGCATCAGGCAGAATTTAAAAAAGCGCTAGCAGTCGATCACAACCATAAAAATGGTAAGATTCGCGCACTTTTATGTAATCATTGTAACACTGCCTTGGGCCTGTTACTTGAAGATAAAATTTTGATATTGAAATTAGCCAAGTATGTTGAAAAACATGAACTGGCTGATTCAATTGCAAAAACGGACCACGGGGCCGTATCCCCAATTAACAATCAAATAGGAGTATAACTCATTATGGCAAATGCATTTACCGAGTACGGAATCGACCTGCATTGGGGATTGGGCGCTACCGCTGTCACAGTCACCAATGCGATCGGAATATTTCAATCAATCGAAAATGAACTTAAGATCGACGAGCAGGAAATTCGCGATCAGCGTGGCAATGTAGTGACCTGGATAGGGTATAACCCGACGCAGCAAGCTACTTTGGAATACTATGTGGCTGATTCGGGCTCAACCTTTTCAGGTTCGGCACCAATTACCATCAATACTAGCGTTCCTGACCGTGCTAGCATGGTTAGTATCGGAGCAGACGGTCCTTTTAGCGGAAGCTTTTGGATCGTACAAAACGTATTGATTCGCGAAGAGAACACTAGCGCTACCAAAGTAACGCTCAAGTGTATCAACTACCCGCAGATCACCTAATCCTGCAGTATATCAACTAGGAAGGCTGACAAACAACCGGCCTTCCTAGACATACTATGGCTACCGTTGATCCCAAGACTTGCCGTGAGCTGGCTAGACAGGCACGCAATCCGCTTACTAAGAAACGTAAGACGGATCCGGCAAAAATCATCCAGACTAACTATGGCAATACGCTTATCCTTAAGGAGTTTATTGTCTGTGGCGTGAGACTTATGCCTTTAAGCCTGGGTCATATCATACTATTGGAACAAATCAAGAATCCGGCCGTATGTGATGATATTAAACTGGATACTTATGGAGATCAGGCCACTCATCTGTTCATAGCTTTGGTCATCTGTGGCATGAAGTATGAGCAAGCTTTGGAGACATTGAATGATAGTGCTAAGTTAGACCAGACTGCCAAGGAATTCGTGGCTAACCTTAAACTAGTCATGGAGAAGAACAAGCATTGGAACTTGATTTACGAGTTTAACAAGTTTAAGGAATATCTGGCTTATTTCCTCGATAGCATGCCGGAATATGAATCAGCCTCGGAACAGGATGATGGCAAACCTAGTGGCAATGACTGGCGTACTAATATATTCATAATTTTCAAGAAGATGGGATATGTTCAGGATGAGATTTTGAACATGAATATGCGCCGTATGTTCCTGGAATGGGCTGCCTTTGCCGAAACCGAAGGTCAAATAAAGATTTTGAGCAAGTTTGAGGCTAATCAAAAGCGCATTCATGGCGGTAAATCAGCACTAATTTAATATGAGCAATCTAAGTTTTCGAGTTGACCTGGATGGATCCCAGGCGCAAAGCCAGGCTAATGTATTGCAAACTACATTCAAGCGTACTGGTGATGTGCTGCGTAGTGAATTGGGAGCCAAGCTTAAGACTGCTTTTACGGTAACGGCGATCGAAGAGGTAACCCGTAAGACTGCTCAATGGGCTAATGATCTGGATCGTACTAGCAAATCACTGGGTATTCCTCCGGAAGTATTGCAATCCATCCAGTTGCTAGGCCGACAGGCTAATGTAGCTGATGATGCCACTACGACGATGTTTGAGAACATATCCAAAGCTAGGCAGGATGCTTTGGCCGGCAATCAAGATCTAATCAAGAGCTTTGGAGCACTGGGAGTCACATTGAATGACTTGTATAACAAAGCTCCTAGCGAATTGTTTGCCGAAACTGCTGATAAGATAAAACAAGCTGCCGGACCTGGAGGTATCTCCAGATCGACCGATGGCAACACTAGACGATATATTCAAGATGTGACCAGCACACCAGAAGGAGTGCTTAATTCAATCATTGGAAAATTACCAAAAGCTGCTGATGGTAAATCAGGATTAACTAAGCTTAAAGAGCAGAATCCTAGTCAGATAGCTACTAATGAAGAAATCGGTAAGCTTAGTGAAACTTGGAATGCTTTTACTTCTCAAATAAAACAATTAGGTACACAGTTGGTACCAGTTGTATCATTTATAGTAGGATTGCTTAACTCCTTGGCTAGCGCTTTAGGTGGAGTGGTAAATCTGATCAGTTCATTCATACAAGGAATCAATAATCTGGTTCATGGAAAATTTTTAGCTGCGTTAGGCAATATGGCAACTATGGCTGCTGTTATTGATAATGCCGTATTCAGCATTATTAAGCTCATTACTTTCATACCAAATGTATTGGCTAATCTTTTATCACATATTCCAGGTCTAGGTGGCATTAAAAACAAGATTTCGACCGGTGTTAACGCTGCTCAAGATTGGGTAAATGACAAACTAGAAGAAGGAGGCGCAGATAAAAACGCCAAAAACCAAGGATCAGCATTAGGAGATGTAGTTGCAGCCATTGGCACTGATGGTCTTGCCGGCGGAGCCAAAGCCGGACTGACTGGGATAGCGGGTGGAGCTGGCAAATTAGGTTTATCCGGAGTTGCCAGAAATGTAATCAAAGCCAGAAATAGCGGAATTCTTAATCCAGCTGCAATGTCCAGACTCCAAAGAGCTAGGATGACAGCCGGATATAAGGCTTTTAATGATGCTCAAAATTATCGTTTTCAAAAATTTCAAATGACCTACGTTGGCATGGAAAACGACGAAGCGGCGGCATTTTTAAATTCTCCTGAAGAAAGAATGTTTTATGCTGCACGTGATAAGAAGTATGGCAGCTATTCCGCCTACAAACCTAATTCAACTTATCTAACCAAATATGGCAAAGCTAACTTGGCTAAAAATGTGATTGGCGGTATTAATTCGGCCAAGTTATTACAACCAAATAACGGACCTCTAGATTTACCTCCCATACTGCCTAGAAACAGCCTATTCCAGGATTTAGGTACGGCTGGCGGCAAGACTGGCATATCCTATGGTAATGCCTTTGCCTCCGGATTCCAGAGCAAGATCATCAATCTAACCGAACAGATGGTAAGAGACCTGTCCGTCATTGCCAAGAATACGACCTATAATCCGCATGGTTTGCTAACGGCTAATACTGGCAATCCGAACCAAACCCAGACTGGTACACCTTAATTCATTAACCAATTAATCATATGGCAGACGCAATCACAGTATATCAAGGCAGCGAAGAGCCGGTCATTCTGAATCCGGATAGCGATAATTACATATTGGAAGATCCTTTTGTACATCTTTCAAGCCCGTACTTAAGCCTGCCATTTCCCAGCAGTCCTAATATCGTGCTAAGTCCGCGCAAAGTGAACTATCAGCCGAATACATTGGGAGCAACCACCCATATCTATACTAGTCCTAATTACGACGATATCATCAATTTGGCGGCTTATTTCGGTGATTGGGCATGTAACTATGATATTCAGGAAGGTGCCATTCATACAATTACGGTCCAGGTTCCTTGGGATACGATCAGTAATGAAGACTTTAATGTTAGCATTGGTGCCCAGGAAGTATGGGAACTGTTGCCTAACGCCGTAACCAAAGGATTGTTGTATAACGGATTTGTTGCCAATCCTTTTGTCGCACCCAGTACAACCGGTAATCTAGTCGTATTGCCTGATGTATACAAAGTAGCAGTCCAGCAAGCATATGAGAATAAAAGCTCATTTGTAACCTTGCCACCTACCGGATCAACTGTATATAGCGCTTCCTTTCTGCCATTTGCCCAGGCTGCCCTTGATTATATGAGATTTGGTGTCGAAGGAGTTCCCCAATATGGTCAGATCTTACGCAGAACGGCCTGTGTTGATTCGCGTAATACCAATCAATATTTTCAGACTGCTGCTGATTCCACTTTCCATGACTTGAATGCCAATGGTAATGTAAACTATGTCTTAAGTACTAAAGGTATGAAGGCCGGCTATAGTATTCCAACTAATACTATCGGCAGCTTTATGTATCCTAGTTATGTCAAGTATACTAACATCAATGGAGCTTCCGGCTATACTTCAGGAAACGTATACTATGTCACAGCTGGCTGGCTAGTCAAACCCATCACTTGGCAGCAGATTTCCGTCAATAAGTTCATCATTACCCAGGAATTCGAATGGGGTGAATGGCTGGCCGGATTATACTACGTTGCCAGTCCGGTCACTGATTTTCCTCCGGTATTTACCCCGACTGCCAACCCTGGAGGCTGGTTAGTCACTCACTCATAAGACTATGTATAATAGCCGTCCATTACCAATTGGTCATAGTAATCACCAGGTTCTCAACAATCTGTCTTCCAATATACGAAGCCAGAAATTGGTAGCCGGTAAAGGTATTGCCATAGCTATTGGTAATGATGGTACACATATCTCCTGTTCCGAGCCTAATCGTAAAGATAAGATGAGTTGGGCTGAACCTTATGATTCTGGAGCTGAATACTATCCTAATGACGTAGTATTTGTTGATCCGACTTTGACTTATCTTGATACAGATGGGAATCCGCTACCTTATACTTCCAGCTCGGAAATGCCATTATGCGGAGGTAGCTGGTTATGTGTCAGATATGTGCCGCCAGCCAATGCCAACAGTTCCAGCTTTCTAACCCAAGTAGTGCCGGCATATGGAGGCAGTGTCATTAATGATATGGCTCAATTATATCGTTGGGATGACTATAATGTATACTATCCCAGCTATCCAACAATCCCGACTAGCAGTGCCACGGTTGCTTTGGATGAAGCTTCTGGCTATGATATCCAGGCTAACCAGGTCTATTGGCAGCCTTTGTCTCCAATGATGCCAATCCAGGTCTGTATCAACAATATCACGACGACTATGTATATAAATGGTATTGTTAGCGGAAGCATGTACAATTTAGCCACTTTACCTTGGACTCCATAACTATGAGCGGACTATACGGCATTCCTTTTCGTGCTCCGGCCAATGGTTGGTTATCGGTATCGTCTGCTCCTACCCTCGGGAGCATATTTAACCAGCAAAATAATCAGTTGTTTTCCACCAGTCAGGCTATCTACAATAATGTAATCCAATATCCGACTGGTAGTGCAGGCAATCCTTATACCCGAGGAATTGGCGTGGCTTGCGGAACTCCTTCAGCTTGCCCGGATGAGACTGATGGAGCTTGCCCGCATGAAACCTGGGTTGGTTGTGATCATGTCTACCAATACAGTTCAGTTCAACCAGTTCCGACTGCATCCGGTTATACTTCCGCCAGCTTGTTCAATCCCACCCAATGTCATACGATCGGCTATAAAAATGTGCAAGCCAAGAAGTTCTGGCAAGGTACGGCCGGATGGAACAATGCTGACTATTGGAATTGCCCGGATACTTACGAAGCTTGCACTGATAGCAATGGCAATCTTCCTTATACATTGCCAACTAGTCCAGGACAACTGCCTGTTGATAATCCGGTAAGATGGAATCCGACTTGGTCAACGTGGCGCGCAGTTCATGATACGCCTAGCCAGAACAAGTATTGCAGCGTCAGTTACAATGGCAGTCTGTCATATACCGAACTGGTGAATAACTATAGTTGCAGCTATGATATGACTGGCAGTATGACCGGATGTGTTGTCACTGATACCTGGACTTATCGACAACTGGATGCCTCGGGTAATTTTAACGTATCAATTGACCCGGTTTCAGGCTTTACTGACAATAATTCGATCAGTGTTACCCAGACTTGTACGGTTCGTCCTCAATCAGGCAGTTATCTATATACGGTCAATAATACCGATGGATCACCTTTTGCCACGGTTGATCTTAATGATACTTTCACTTATGCCGAATGGAATGGAGCTACCGGTCAGATGCAGTTCCAGGCTTATGACGGTATCTACTTTGATCAATATGGCAATCCTCATTATGGCTATGGAACGGCCGGTGTTGATATTCCTAGCATTGCCATAAGATTGTATCCTACTAATGACATGGTATTTACTGATGATTTTGGCTGCAATCCATATTGTTCAACCGATGCTCCTACTGTTGGAAACGTGGTCACATTCTGGAATATGCTGATCGGTTACAATCCTGACTTTTCCGGAAGTCTCATCATCGTTCCACCCGTTACTGTCAATGGTTGGAGCACCAGCCAATCCTATGTCATTGATTATTTGGATAATGCCTATACCAATACTATCAATATCAATGTGACTAAGAGCGAAACTGTCTATAGTGCGTCCATTTCCATGAACGTGACCTATTATTCAGACAGTTCGGGCGCTCCGATGAATAATGCCATCCTGACCTACAACTTTGATGCCATCCTGGGAAGTCCTTATACCGCCAGCGCAGTCCAGGCTGATTTGGATACTTTGACCAATTACTATCCTTTGGATAACGATGCCATCTATCCTTGGCGTACTGATGGTAATGCCAGTATTGCACCCATCATCAGCCGAAATGAATATCCTAACAGTCCGCTGCAAGCCTGGCATGGACCGATCAATGATCTAAGAAGCCCGATCATTGATGTCTACTATAATGCGCCATTTAGTACCGCATCTACTCCTGGGCAGCATGGTGAACCGATTAATGACAGTCATGGTAATGTTCCGTTCAGCCCGCAATGGACCGCCAGCTATAGTGCTCCGGTTGATTGGGTGCCGACTTACAATTTAATGCCTTACTTTGACCCGGATACCTCCTGCTTCTATTGGACAGGTACTGGCAGTTCGGCTAATGCGGCGGCAGCAGGAATAACCATATTATATGATGGTAGCGTATTAGGCAAACCGGCATATAGCAGTTCCAGCGCCGGCACAATTGTCTATACTAACAATTTCGATTTCTATAAGAAAGTATATGATTATGATAGCTGCCCTGATTCCGGTACCTATCAATGGTTTATCCAGGGAGCGGGTGAATTCTGCAACGGTCAATATGGTACTCCTGCCTGTGCTACGCAGATCACCAATCTATATGATGCTCAATATCTTCCTTATGGCGCATTTACTTTGCCAGCCGAAGGATATGTGTTTCGTCAAAAGTGGGCTGAAATCAAATTAAATACGCCTAGTTATGACTTTAATCGTCCATATGGCTTTGATCTCTATTTGCCTGACCAAGGAGCATGTTGTTGCAATCCTAGTTTTGATGGAACGAGCAATGTAACACTGTATAATTATGACTCTAGCTATTTCAATCCCGTACCAACCGCCAGTGTAGGTGATACTTGGGGTGGAACTGCAGTTGGTGGATTTTACACTATCAATGGCATATCAGGAGACGGTTCTGGCTCACCATATGTGCTATCTTTGACATTGCCCAGTTCCAGTACGATGCCGGCTGATTTTGATGAGCCCTTCTGCCGACTGCGCTTTCCAACTGCTCCTCCGGTAGGTTTGACTTCAGTCGGGATTACTTGGGATGGAACCAGTTCCTATGTCAATTGCAGCAGTCAGTTGCCTTTGTTCTATACTGCCAGTATTGATCTATATGGCAGCACTATCAATAGCAGCGGTACGATCGTGCCATTACAATCTGCAGCCTATACTGGAGTTACTGTCTATCAAACCAGTCCGACTCAAGTGACTTCCTCGGCTAATCTGACCGGTGCCAAATTCATGATTAGCAGTGGATTGCAACCTTGGTGGTGCGATAACCAGCCTAAGGGACAGGCGATCACCTGTACTTGGCTGAGCGATCCGAGAATAAATGGTGAAAATAACCGATTAATTGGCGTAACGGATTGTACGGGAAGCGCCATCACTACCGGCAGCTATAATAATAGGTATGCTTCATTTACTTCCGGCAGCTTGAATGTGCATACTTCCCATTGTGGTTATAGTGTCATGTCCTTCAGTAATAATGGAGAAACCTGGCCATCAGCTTCCTATAGTTATGTCAGCAGCATTCCTAGCATAGTGATAGATCAAACCTATCCTAATTCATGGAATGGTGAGATAATTCAGACAGTTACTGACCTGATCTGGCAAAAACCTCATCCAACCTGCGGATTTATCGGCACTTGGACTCAGGATAATGGCAGTTGTCAGATGGATGCGGAAGACGGTACAGTAGCTTACTATCCTTATCCTGATCAGATTGAGCCATTCTTAAGTTTGCCTACGACGGTATTGCTGGATAGTAGCACCAGTACCGCTCCTGATCCGGCTAGCAAAGGATTTTCATGGCAGATCCTAAGTCCGGTGGTGACTAGCTCCGGTCTGCCTCCACCAGCTCCCAATGGATTTAGCATTCCTGGTGGCGTACCTAATGGTTGGGTATTTCCTTGGACGGTCGCCACTAATTTCTGCAATACTGCTGATTGTCGATTCAGCGGTTCATATGGTCAATGGATATCTTGCTAAGCTATCTATATGTTTCAACGTGCCTATCATACTATTATCCCTAATCAACCTAAGGTCTGGCCAGTCTGGGCCAAAGCTATAGCCAGTCTTAAGATAGCTGGCGAAAAGGGTGTCGGTACAACCATTGAAAGACTGGCTAAGAATAGCAAACTGGACAAACTGGCAGGAATCTATGAACAGGTTTCCAAAAAGAGCTGCGGATGTAAAAATCGTCAGCAGCACTTTGATACTGCCTACCCATATAATTGACTAAAAACCATCGATCCACTATACTAGGAATAACCTCATGAGCACAAATTTAACCATCAATCTGGAACGAGCCGATAGCAATGATTTCTATTCAAGAGTCATATTGTCACCGATTCAGACTCCTTCGGTGTATTCAGGCAGTATTGTCATGTCTGATCCGGTTATCCGCGACATTACTCCTAATTCGCCGACACTGACAGTAAATTCATTAGTGCCAGGCATCTATGAAATTCGTGCATTAGGAGCATTCGGAGGATCAGGTGGCCAGACTACGAATCAATTTTATGTGCAAGTTCCTGATTTGCATGGCGGGACTATCTCGGCAGCTGATTGCTTTGTAAACCTATTTCCGACCGGATCATTTGCCAATACTACAGCTAGCTTTGCCTGGACTTCTTCACTGGCTTACTTTTCCGAAGCCTCCCTATCCGCCAGTTATGCAGCTTTTGCTGCTTTAGCCCAGTCTTCAGTTTCATCCAGCTATGCTGTGACTGCCTCATATGCTATGAATGGAGGCGGAGGTGGAAGTTATCCTAATATTTATGATGTAGCAGGCAATGTAGGTATCAGCCAACCTGCTCCTGCCTATATTTTGGATGTTGCAGGTAATATTGGAAATTCACAGAATAGTAATCCAAACTACATTTCTTTGGATGATGGTGCTGGTAATCAACTGTTTAATGCAGGTAGTAATTTCGGGTTTAATCAAAATGTTCCTGCGTATACAGTGGACATTAATGGCTCACTAGGTAATAGCGTAGGCAATCTTACTGTAGCGAGCGCAGATTCTCTGTATCTAAGTGCTGGCGGTTATATCAGTGTCAATAATAGCAGTCCATCTTACCAATTTGATATCAATGCTACAATAGGTAACAGTTTAGGCAATCTTAGCCTAGGTTCCTATGATAGCATTACTCTAGTTGCCAATAGTGGATATATTGGCGTTAATCAAACTAGCCCTGCCTATACCCTTGATGTGCAGGGGACAGTTGGTAATAGTTCAGGTAACCTCACTTTGGCAGCCATATCCAATTCAGTATATATTCAGCCTAATGGAGGAAACGTAGCTATTGGTAATAGTAATCCTCAGTATACCTTGGATATAAAAGGTATCATAAGTGATAGCAGTGGCAATGACCTGACATTGGTAGGTAACAATGGAAATGTAGACTTGTTTAGCTCTAATTCAGGCGGAACAGTTGATCTTAACTTTGCTACCTGGAATGGCACTGGAAACTGTGCGATCAATTTCTACACTTATGGCAATTACGGCGGCAGTAATGGCTATGGCAGTTCTTTTACAGAAACGCCTGCAGCTACTTATACATTTACTGACCGAGGCAATTATGGTGGCTTGACTGTCTTTGCTACCAATGCTAGTGGAGATGCTGCAGGTGACCAGATAAACGTCATGGCAGTCGGTTGCGGTGGTTATCAAGGATTGAACTCAGGAGTGATCATTGGTGCTGATTATATCAATGCCAACAACTTCAACTTACCTATGAACGGGCTAGTTGTGGAAGGTAATGTTGGTATTGGAACAAATCTTCCTCAATATCAATTGGATGTGTCTGGCACAGTTGGTGACAGCACGAACGGCTCCGATAATTTCATTACGCTAGACGACGGCAGCCAGAACATGCAGCTTACTGCTGGTGAATTCATTAATCTAACGGCAGTAAGCGGAGATATTCAACTTGATACTCAAGGTGTACAGCTAACGTTGGATTCTAGTGCTGAAGCCGTCGGTATCAATAACATTTCCCCTGTTTACCCCTTGGACGTGCAGGGTGACATCAATTTCAC